CAAGAGCAGATGCTCACCCAGCTTCCCTTGGGCGGCTCGCAGTTCATGAAGCTGTGGTACGACGAAGACAAGAAGCGCCCCTGCGCTGAGTTCGTCCCCATCGACAACATCATCCTGCCGTTCTCGGCTGCGAACTTCTACACCTCGCAGCGCGTGACTGAGCGCCAGGACATCACGCAGTGGGAATTCAACCGCCGTATCCAGCGCGGCCTGTACATCGACACCGATTACATCCGCGCATCGATGGAGCCGGAGGAGACCAAGGCGCAAAAGGCCAACGACAAAATCGAGGGGCGCAAGGACGACCCCGAGAACATCGACGGAAGCCGCACGGTCTACCACATCTACACATGGCTGGAGCTTGAGGGCGACTCCCGTTCTGAAGGCAAGATGGCCCCCTACATCTTGATGATCGACAACCTCGAACACAAGGTGATCGGCCTGTACCGCAACTGGGAAGAGGGCGACGAAACGATGACCAAGCTGGACTGGCTGGTCGAGTTCAAGTTCATCCCCTGGCGCGGAGCCTATGCCGTGGGCTTGCCGCACCTCATCGGAGGGCTTGCAGCGGGCCTTACAGGCGCTCTGAGGGCTTTGCTGGACTCTGCCCACATCAACAACGCCGCGACGATGCTCAAGCTCAAGGGCGCGAAGATCAGCGGCCAGAGTACGCAGGTTGAAGTCACCCAGGTGGCCGAGATTGAGGGCGCTCCGGGCGTGGATGACATCCGCAAGATTGCCATGCCCATGCCGTTCAACCCTCCGAGCGAGGTTTTGTTCAAGCTGATGGGCTTTTTGGAGCAGTCGGCCAAGGGTGTGGTGACCACGGCAGAGGAAAAGATCGCCGACATCACCAGCAACGCCCCTGTTGGCACCACCCAGGCGCTGATCGAGCAGGGCGCAGCCGTTTTCTCCGCGATTCACTCGCGTTTGCATGACGCCCAAGGCCGAGTTCTGAAGATTTTGGGCCGAATCAACCGCTGGTATCTCGATGAGCAGCGAAAAGGCGAGGTTGTCGCTGATCTGGACATCCGAAAAGAGGATTTCAACCGCAACACGGACGTAATTCCGGTCTCTGACCCTGCAATTTTCTCTGAAACCCAGCGGATGGCTCAGATGCAGGCCGTCATGCAGTTGATGAAGGACAACCCTGACCTGTTTGAGCGCAAAGCGGTGATCGAACGCTTCCTCAAGCAGATCAAAGTGCCCGAAATCAACGAGTTGATGAAGGGTGTGCCCGATCCTGAAAAGCGCGATGCGGCCAACGAGAATGTCGCAATGGCAATTGGACAGGCTGCATATGCTTACATCGAGCAAGATCACCTTGCTCACCTGCAAAGCCACCTCGATTTCGCCAAAAACCCGGTGTTTGGTGCGAATCCGATGATTGCCCCGCAGTTCATCCCCAACGCAATCGAGCATATCAAGCAGCACTTGACGCTGTGGTATCTCAACCGCATGAACGGGTACGTCAACAAGGCCGCAAATGGCCGGATCAGGGACTATGACGATCCGAAAATGACCCCGCAGATCGACAAACTGTTTGCTGTTGCATCGCAACACTTGCAGTTGGACAGCGAAGGGGTGTTCAAAGCAATTCTGCCGATCACTCAGGCGATGGCCCAGGAGATGCAGAAGTACAAACCGCAGCCGCAGATGACGCCAGAGGCTATCGTGCTGGAGAAAACCAGCATGGCAGAGACTCAGCGCCGCGCAGCGCGGGATCAGGCAGACATCGAGCTTCAGAAGAAGAAGCAAGATGAAGATGTTTCGCTCAAGATGGAAGATTTGCAACTGCGCTTGGCGATTGCCGAGGGCGACAATGAAACCAAAGAGCGGATCGAAGCGGCTCGGCTCAACCGCGATGCGGCCAAGCTGAGATTGGAAGAAGGCAAAACCACAGGAGCAAACTATGGCTACCAGTAACCCGTACCACAACGAGGCCGTGCCCATGCACAAACGTATCGCCGCTGGCGAGAACCTTAACGGCCAATCCCTCAAATCCGGCGGTCAAACCCCCGCCAAACCCCAAGGAGGTCTGTCCCAGCAGAAGAAAAAATAATGGGTGCCATCTCTGACCTTATCGCCGGTATCAAAGCCTCACAGGGAGACATATCCCTTTCCTTGGCGCGTGGAAATGCGTCTACATGGGAGGCGTATCAGCGAATGGTCGGCCAATATCAGGGGCTTGAACAGGCTCTTGAGATTCTTAACAACATTCTGAAAGAACCAGATGAAGATGAATGAACCGGAAGTGGCTGACGCCGCTGAAATTGCTTGGGCTTTTCCGAGCGTAGAACCCGGTGCTAAACCTCTTGGTGGGCGTATCCTTGTGCAACTGCGCCGCACCAAAAAGAAAGCAACCAGCGCCGGGATTATTTTGGTCGAAGAGACCAAGGAAGCCGAGAAGTGGAACAACATGGTGGCGAAGGTCATCGAGATTGGCCCACTGGCATTCCGTCACCGCGAAAGCATGAACCCCTGGCCGGAAGGCGCATGGTGTTCCGTTGGTGATTACATCCGTGTCCCGAAGTGGGGCGGAGATCGTTGGGAAGTCAAAGTCCCTGGTGAGGAAGACTTTGAAGACTCGGCATTGTTCATGATCCTCAACGATCACGAAATCATCGCCAAAGTCACCGGCAGTCCGCTGGAAATGCGAGCTTTCATTTAAGAGGTAAAAAATGGCAACAGAAGATCAAGTTGACGAAAAGATCATGGTCAAAGAGGAGCAGGACGGCTCCGTAACCGTTGACCTGCCCGACAGCATCCCCAGCCCCGACATGGACGAGGATGGCGGTGAACCGATGGCCGCTGGCGGCGCTGCCGACGATGACGACCAAGACCGCGATGATGACACCGAGGCTATCCGCGCCGCCCGCAGGAATCGGCGCAAGGCCAAGAAGGAGTACATCAAGAAGACCAACGAGGAAAAAGACCAGCGCCTGATGATGCTCCAGCGTCAGAATCAGGAGTTGATGGAGCGCCTCTCCAACGTGGAGCGCAAAACCCATTCCGCTGATCTGGCCCGGTTGGACAAAGCCATCGAGGACAAGGAACTGCGGCTGCAATACGCCCGCATGAAGATGTCCGAAGCCACCTCCGCTGGTGACGGCGAGGCTTTCGCCAAAGCCCAGGAGATGTGGTACGAGACCCGGCGTGAAGTCGAGTCGATGAAATCCCTGAAGGACAACGCCGTTCGCTCGGCAAACGTCCAAAGCCCTGCCAACAGCCAAGAGTTGCAGCGTCAAGCCTCCAAATGGATGGAGCGCAATGACTGGTTTAGCCCGGAGGGCGGGGACGAGGATTCCGAGATCGCCAAAATCATTGACCAGAAACTGGTTAAAGAAGGTTGGAATCCGGCATCTGAAGAATATTGGCAAGAGTTAGATAAACGCTTGCAAAAACGGTTGCCCCACCGTTACACTGATGACTATGACGAGAGAAATAGTCGTACTCGTAGACCAAGGAGCATTGTGACTGGTTCTGGACGCGAAGGAACAAACTCTAGCGGCGCACGAAATACCTTCGTGTTGGCCCCGGAGCAAGTTCGTGCCATCAAAGATGCGGGTTTGTGGGATAACCCCCAAAGCCGCAATCGGATGATCAAGCGTTACGCAGAGCAAGCCCGCTCACAAAATTCTGGTTATAGGAGCTAAACATGACTGAATCTCGTCTGAAAAAATCCCTTTCTGCTGGTGGCCGCGAGGATCGGTCTTCACAAGACCAAAGCCGTCGCCCCGCAGAAGAACAGTTCATGTCAACGCAGGAACGCCTCACGGCGTGGAGCGATGAATGGACGCAATCGGCCCTGCCGAAACTGTCGGCCAATGCTATCCCCGGATGGCACTTGTGCTGGCTCTCCACCACCAATAGCTACGACAGCATCGACAAGAGAATGCGTCTTGGGTACGTTCCCGTGAAAGCGGATGAGTTGCCTGGGTTCGACAGTTTCCGTGTCAAAGCTGGTGAGCATACTGGGTTCATCTCTTGCAATGAGATGCTTCTGTTCAAGCTCCCGATGGACATTTACCAAGCAGTCATGTCCAAGTTTCACCACACTGCTCCTCAAGAAGAGGCGCAGAAAATTGAGGTGCAACTTGAAAACCTGCAAGGTCAAGCCCGCGATAGCGCGAACCGTCGCCTCATTCAAGTTGAGGGTGAAGGTTTTGGTCGGATCGACAAACAGCAACCAAACAGTGCCCCCGTTTTCGAGGGCTAACCAAGGAGTAATCATGAGTGCTACCTCTGCTCCGTTCGGTCTGCGCCCTGCGTTCCATCCCTCCGGCTTGGATCGCGCAGTTGCGCTGGCTGACGGCATCGCTTCGACCTACGGGTCGAACATCCTCAAGGGTCAACCTGTCAAGCTCGACACCGGCGGTACCATCGTCGTTGCTGCTGCTGGCGACTCTTTCCAAGGCGCGTTCGCTGGTGTTGAGTTCACTGACACCACTGGCCGTCGTCGCGTTTCCAACTACTGGCCCAGCGGCACGACCTATCAAGCGGGTTCGTGCATTGCCTACTACTACGCCGATCCCCTGATCGTGTATGAGATTCAGGCTGCTGGCTCGCTGGCTCAAACTTCTGTTGGCGATCAGGCTGACCTGAGCAACACCACCGCCGGTTCTGCCGTCACTGGTCTGTCTCAATGCACCCTGTCCACCACTCTGGCTGGTGCCACGAACACCGCCCAGATGAAGATTGTGGGCTTGGCTCCGTACCCCGACAATGCTTGGGGCGATGCGTTCACGATTGTTCGCGTTCAAATCAACAAGTCGCAAAATCAAGCGACTGTTGTTGCTGTTTAAAGGAGGGAGTGAAAAATGGCCGCTCCGATGCGTAGTACCGACTTTCGGTCAATTGTCGAACCCATTTTGAATGAGTGCTTTGATGGTGTATACGATCAACGTGCTGATGAATGGAGCCGAGTCTTCCGTCAACAGGAAGGCATCCCCCGCAACTACCACGAAGAACCCGTCCTGTACGGTTTTGGCGCTGCTCCCCAGCTTGCTGATGGCACCCCGGTGACCTATCAGCAGGGCGGTGTGCTGTTCCTCAAGCGTTATGTGTACAGCGTCTATGGTCTGGCGTTCGCGCTGACCAAAGTGCTGGTTGAGGACGGCGACCACATCCGCATTGGTCAGGTGTATGCAAAGCATCTGGCTCAATCGCTGATCGAGACCAAGGAAACCCTGTGCGCCAACGTGCTGAACAACGCCTTCACTGGCGGTGCTTCTGCTGGCGGCGACGGTGTTGCCCTGAACGCCTCGAACCACCCCATCGTCAACGGTACGTTCAGCAACCTGCTGACCACCGCCGCGAACCTGTCGCAGACCTCGCTTGAGCAGATGCTGATCCAGATTCGTCAGGCTGTGGACAACAACGGCAAGAAGATTCGTCTGGTTCCGAAGCAACTCGTCGTTGCTCCGGGCAACGTCTTCCAGGCCGAGGTGCTGCTGAAGTCCGTCCTCCGCGCTGGCAATGCCAACAACGACATCAACCCTGTGAAGTCGATTGGCCTGCTGGACGAAGGCGCTGCCGTGATCTCTCGTCTGACCTCGCCCACCGCATGGTGGGTGCAGACCGACGCTCCCGAGGGCATGAAGCTCTTGATGCGCCGTGGCCTGGAGAAGACGATGGAAGGCGACTTTGAAACTGACTCGATGCGCTACAAGGCCACCGAGCGTTACGATGTCGGCTTCACTGATCCTCGTGCGATGTACGGTACCCCCGGCGTCTAAACCTAAGCGGGGGCTTCGGCCCCTGCTCCATTAAGGAGAAAGACAATGGCACAGACCTATTTTGGTTCTACCCTGCGGGCTGGCTCTGGCACTCTGACGGACACTGTAGATGGCGGCTTTGTCGTCATGTCTCAGACCACCACCGTCGCCACCGTCTCCGCAGGAACCGCGACCAGCGCAACCATCACTTTGCCCGCCTCGTCTCAGATCATTGACCTGATCATCGATACGGTGCAAAACGAGGTTGTTGGCGGCGGCACTGCAACGCTGATCAACGCCACCATCGGCACGGCTGCGGCTGGTACTCAGTACCTGTCTGCAACCGATGTGATTGGCGGGGGTCGTATTGCTACGGCCTTCACTGCGGCTCAACTGGCCGCAATGGCTGACATCGGCACCAACCAAAGCGTGGTGATCACCGTCGATCCCGATGGCACGATCTCTACCACCCAGGGCATCTACCGCCTGACGGTGGTCTACGCCCAGAAAGTTTAAGGAGGCACATCATGGGCCAATTTAAACCAATGGTGAAGATGATGACCACCGAGCCTTCGGTGGAACTCAAGCTGAAAAAGGGCGGCGTTGTCAAAAAGGCCGATGGCGGCATGATGGGCGCTCTTGGGGGTATGCCCCCGGCAATGCCTGCTCGTGGCGGCATGATGCCTTCCAAGGCTCCCATGCGCCCGCCTCTGGCCGCTCGCCGCAAGGCGATGGCTGGTAAGGCTATGCCCGCAGCAATGCCCGCTGGTGTTCCGGCTCCCGCCTCTCCGATGCCTGCCATGAAAAAGGGCGGCAAAGCTGAGATGGAGTCGAAGTCCACCCATAAGGCTGAGATGTCGAAGATGAAGGGTCTTGAGAAAGAACTGAAGTCTCACGAGTCCAAGCCTGCCAGCAAAGCCCACAAGGGTCTGAAGACTGGTGGTGTGGTGAACGGCCAGGGCGGCTTCAAGGCTGGTGGCATCATCAACACCGAAAACCAAGGTGGCGCATATCGCAACACCAAGATGCATGACGGCTCCAAAACTGACCACTCTCCTGCCAAAACTGGCGGCGTGAAGATGGGCAACGATGGCGGCTATGCAACTGGTGGCGTAGCGAAGGCAAACGGCGGCGGCTACAAGAAAGGTGGCTCCGCAAAAAAAGCCTACGCTACGGGGGGGCTTGTTGATACAGGCAAGCCCGTAGCGATGCCCCAAGGCCGTAAAAAGCCATCGGCTCCCGTCAGCATCAATCAACTGTCCGGCACCTTCAAAAAAGGCGGGCAAGTGAAAAAGGCTGGCGGCGGCTCTGTTAGCGACACGACAAATGCTCCCGTTGACCTGTCAAAAGGTGCATACGACAAGAGCATTGGGCCGTCTGAGGAGGATATGGACATGGCAAAAGCCATTCGCTCTGTCCCCCGCAAACTGTTCCGTGGCGCGAAGAGCTTGCTTGGTATCAAGGATGAGCCTCCAAAGGGTTCGGTCACCGAGACTCAAAAGTCTGTAACTGTGACCCCTGCCAAGAAACGTGGCGGCGCTGTGAAGTGCTAAACCGAGCGGGGGCTACGGCCCCCGTTTCTGATTAAGGATAGGTCATGAAGGTACAAACAGTATCGAAAACTGGGGTTGGCTCTAGCAGCGCCTTGGTGATGAATACGAACATCAGCCCCTTCAATGTGGGCTTTGGTGTTTTGGTGACTGGCACGGTGGACTACACGGTGCAGCACACTTTTGATGATCCCGCCGTGGGTTTTTCGACTTGGTTTTCTCACCCCAGCGTTGCCGGTGAGACGACCAACCAAGATGGGAACTATGCTTTTCCGGTGACGGGCATCAAGGTGCTGGTCAACTCCGGTGATGGCACTGCGACCATGAAACTGGTTCAGGCAGGTATCTGATGGGCAGGGTTGGCTACGGCGGTGTCGCCGATCAGGCCAACACCAGCGATGGGTTTGCGTCCGGCGTTGGAGCGCAAAACATCATTGGCGGAACTGACTTTGGCCTTGACGTTGGGGACGACGGCGTTGTCGATATGTACGGCGCTGCCCCGACAACTACTTTTTACATTGCTGACGAAACCAGTCCTGGGTATGTGCTTCAGGAAGACGACAGCAAGATCATTCTGGAGAAATCGTAATGGCTGATCAGAAAATCTCCGCAATGCCTTCAGCGTCCACCCTGACGGGCGCTGAGTTGATTCCTTTGGTGCAGTCTGGAGCAAACGTCAAGGCAACGCTGGATGCCCTTCGGGCGTATGACGCCAGCTATGGCGCTTGGAGCGATGGAACGGATCAAACCGGGAACATTGCCGCCGGGGTTGCCGTGACGTTCAACACCGTAGATGTCAGCGACGGCATCACGCTCGTCGGCGGCAGTGAGATTACCGTTCCCAGCAACGGAATCTACAACCTGCAATTCAGCCTTCAACTCAAGAACACCAGCAACGCGCAGGAGGATGCAACCATCTGGCTGCGGGTCAATGGCTCCGATTTGGCAAACTCGGCGACCCAGTACACGGTTCCAGCCCGCAAGAGCGCGGGAATTTTTGGTTACAACGTGGCTGCGCTGACTTTTTTGCTTGACCTCAATGCGAACGACTACGTTGAGATTTATTGGATTCCAACGAGTACGGTTGTCACGATTGAGCATTTGCCCGCAAACGTATCTCCTGCATACCCCGCAATTCCTTCGGCAATTGCAACAATGATGCAGGTGGCATGATGCCCAGCAAATCACCTTCACAGCATAAATTGATGACGGCGGTTGCACACAATCCGGCGTTTGCCAAAAAAGTTGGTATACCGACCAAGGTTGGGAAGGAGTTTGTTCGCGCTGATAAAAAGATGGCCGATGGCGGCAACGTCAACGCTGCGGGCAATTACACAAAACCAGAGCTTCGCAAAAGAATTGTCTCGCAAGTAAAAGCCGCCGCCACTCAGGGCACTGGTGCAGGCAAATGGAGCGCAAGAAAAGCCCAGCTTGTGGCAAAAAAATACAAAGCCGCTGGTGGCGGCTACAGGGATTGAGATGAAGGCTCCGCAGCAATCGCTCAAAGATTGGGGCGCTCAGAAATGGCGCACAAAGTCTGGCAAACCGTCATCGAAGACGGGCGAGCGTTATCTGCCTGAGTCGGCAATCAAGGCTCTTAGTCCTGCTGAATACGCCGCAACAACGCGAGCCAAGCGGGCTGGAAAAGCGGCGGGCAAACAGTTTGTGAAACAGCCGCCAAAAATTGCGGCAAAAACAGCAAAGCACAGGTTTTGATCATGGCAAAAAAAAATCCTTCACTTGCAGTTGGCCGTGGCGAAAAATTGTCTGTCAAACAGGGCGCTGGTTTGACCGCCAAAGGCCGAGAGAAGTACAACCGGGAAACCGGATCAAATTTGAAGGCTCCACAGCCCCAAGGAGGTGCCCGCAGGGACTCTTTTTGCGCGAGAATGGGGTCTATTGCAGAGAAGAGCGAGAAGGGAAGCCGTTCTCGCGCTTCGATGAAACGATGGAACTGCCCAGGTTGGTGAGGTAAACAATGGCATACAGCGGAACAGTCGGAGCCACGGTCGTCAATGTCCAGACGTTCATTGACCATGCCGCTCGCCGGTCGGGAAAGCTGGCCGAAGAACTGACCTCGGAGCAGGTTGCCAGCGCCCGCACCCTGCTTTTCTTCCTGTTGAGCAACCTGATCAATCAGGGCATCCAATATTGGGCCATCGAAAAGAAGGTTTACGGCCTGAACGTCGATCAGTACGAGTATTCGCTGCCCCTGGGCGGCGTTGACGTTCTGAACGCGCTGTATCGTCAAATGCAGCGCCCCACGGGGACGTATTCAGCCTCTTCCGGCGTTGCGGCAAACGCTTTTGACAACGACACCGAGACCAAGGACGTTCAATCCTCGCCCAACGGCAACATTTCCGTCAATTTTGGGTCTGGAAACGAGATTTACGCCGGTTCGATTGGCATTTTGCCGGGGACATCGGGCACTTTCCACATCTTGCTGGAGACATCGCCCGACGGGGTTGTTTGGACGACCCTGGAAGACACCGGAGAGACGGTTTGGGTGGACAACCAGTGGCTCTGGTACGACATTGACCCAGGCGCAAGCAGGCAGTATTACCGGATGCGCGAGACGGGTGGCGCTACGCTGTCGGTGCGTGAGTTCTACGTTGGCAACATGAGCCGCGAGATCACGATGTCGCGCCTGAATCGGGACGACTACACGAACCTGCCGAACAAGAACTTCACCGCAAACCAGCCGTATCAGTTCTGGTTCAACCGCACGATCCCCCAGGCAACGATCAACCTGTGGCCGACGCCGAACAACGCCTTCATCCAGATGGTGGTGTGGTATTCGCGGCAGGTGATGGACGTTGGCGATCTGACCAACGAGCTTGAAATCCCGCAGCGGTGGTATCTGGCCGTCTTGGCGATGCTGTCGCATCAATTGGCGCTTGAGCTTCCCGGCGTTGACATCAATCGCGTGACCTACCTCGAAGGGCAGGCCCAGAAATATTTCAACATGGCCGAGCAGGAAGAGCGCGACAAGTCCCCGATCTACTACGCCCCCAACATCAGCGTATACACGAGGTGACCTATGCCCAGATTCATCGATACGCTGGGCCTGTCGGACATCGCAATCGCCGTGTGCGACCGATGCAAGATGAAGCGCACTCACGCATCCATGCGGTCAGACCCAAACTTTGCGGGTTTGCTTGTATGCTCTGAGGGCTGCGCTGATGAGAAAGACCCTTATCGGCTTCCCGCAAGGAAGACCGAGAGGATTACGATTCGTTTCCCACGACCGGATGTGCCTCTGAACGATCTGGACACGCCAGCCCCAGATTACGGTGGCTTGTACGGCCCAGATTGACAGAGAGGCACTAGATGGCCCAATCCGGCTTCACCCCAATCCAGCTATACCGAACAACCACTCCGACTGCCCAGCCTACGGCGATCAGTCTTGCAAGTGGCGAGTTGGCGATCAACCTTGCCGACAAGAAGCTCTACGCCAAAGACAGTGCTGGCAATGTGTTCTTGCTGGCGTCTGAGGCTGGGACGGCGGCTCTTGTTTCGAGCGTCAACGTCTCCGGCGGCACCACGGGCCTGACGACCTCTGGCGGGCCGATCACCACCAGCGGCACGATCACGCTTGCCGGAACCCTGGTGGTGGCAAACGGCGGCACAGGGGCGACTGACGCCGCAGGAGCCAGGACAAACCTGGGCTTAGGGTCGATTGCAACCCAGGCGTCCAACAACGTCAGCATCACTGGTGGCGCAATTTCCAACGTCACACTGACGGGAACCACGATCAATGGTTCGCTCAACACCCTGAGCAACATTGCAAATGCGTCCCTGGTCAACAGTTCGGTGACCATCGGCTCGACATCGGTGTCGCTCGGCGGAACTCTGACAACGCTCACGGGCGTGTCCATCAGCGGCTCAACGAACACGCTGTCCAACATTGCCAACGCATCGTTGACCAACAGTTCGGTCACGATTGGATCGACCAATATTGCTCTTGGGGCAACCGCCTTGACTCTTGCCGGGGTCACCAGCATCACGGTTACGCAAGACCCAACTACGGGCCTTCAGTTGGCGACCAAGCAATACGTTGACAACATCTCTGGCACGGGCCTTCACATTCACTCTCCCGTGCGGGTTGAGACGCCTTCTGCGCTGACGGCAACCTATGTTAACGGCGGCACGACCCCCACGATCATTGCAATCACCGGCACAGACACGCTACAAACATCCACAGCGCACGGATTGAGCGTGGGTGATGTCATTGCCTTCGGAGCCAACTCAAGCGGCCTTACAGCGGGTTTTGGCTACTTTGTGCAGTCCACCCCTGCGGCGGACACGATGACGCTTGCGGCCAGCTTCGGCGGCGCAAAACTCACCGGCTTCACAAACGGAACGGGTCTGACCATCACCAGCCGCGCAAATGCTGGTGTTGGCGCAACTTTGACCAATGCTGGGGCGCAAGCAGCCCTGGTGATTGATGGCGTGACGCTTTCGGTGAGCGACCGTGTGCTTGTTCTGGCCCAGGCCAGCGCCTTCCAAAACGGCGTGTATACGGTCACCAACGTCGGCAGCGGATCAACCAACTGGGTTCTGACCAGGGCATCGACAGAAAACGTCTACAACCCCAACAGCCCCAACGGCCTGGGCGAAGGCGATTATTTCTACGTTACATCCGGTCTTACCGGCATTGGTCAGTCATATGTCATGACCACGCCGGGAACCATTGTTTTTGGCGTTACCAACCTAGTCTTTTCTGAATTCAGCAGTTCACAGGTGTACTCCGCAGGCACGGGCCTGACGTTGACGGGCACGACCTTCAGCATCAGCAACACTGCCGTTTCGGCTGGATCGTATGGCTCCGCATCAGCGGTCTCGACGTTCACCGTCAACGCCCAGGGCCAACTGACTGCGGCCAGCAATACCAGCATCGCCATCAACGCCAATCAGGTCACATCAGGAACGCTGGATACGGCTCGACTGAGCGGCTCCTACACCGGCATCACGGGCGTTGGAACGCTCTCTGCGGGCACTTGGCAGGGTTCGGTCATTGGCCCGACCTATGGTGGCACCGGGGTCAACAACGGCTCCAGCACCATTACCTTGAGCGGCAACCTGTCGTTCAGCGGGGCTTTCAACTTGGGCATCACGTTGACCGGGGCGACATCGATCACCCTGCCGACCTCTGGAACCTTGGTCAACTCTGCGGTCACGGCCCTGACCAGCCTTGCCTCGATTGGCACGGTCACAACCGGCACATGGAACGCTACGGTTATCAACCCGACCTACGGGGGAACGGGCGTAAATAACGGCTCCAGAACCTTGACGATGGCTGGCAACGTCACCTTTGCAGGGGCGTTCACCCAGAGCTTTACAGCCACAGGCAACACCTCGGTGACACTGCCAGTAGGCGGAACACTTGCGACCTTGGATAACGTTGAGACACTCGCCAATAAGACGATCCAGCCAAGGATTTTTTTGGTTGCAGATTCATCCACGATTAGCTTGAACGCAGACTCCGCTGACATTTTCATTCAAGCAAACACTCAAGCGGCTGGAACATTGACCGTTAACGCCCCAACTGGAACGCCATACAACGGCCAAAAATTCATCTTGAGGCTTCGTTCTACAAACGTCCAGACATTCTCTTGGAACGCAGCATACGCAGGCTCTATTGATATGCCACTTCCAATATCCTCTACCGGATCGACAAAATACGACTATATGGGGTTCATTTACAACTCCACCTCATTAACTTGGCAAATGATTGCTAAGAACTTTGGCTTCTGAGGATAGAGTATGGCAAACAGATACTGGCGCGGCGGCACCGGAACATGGAGTCCCACAAACACAGCCAACTGGTCTACAACGTCTGGCGGCGCTGGTGGAGCTTCTGTTCCAACCTCGGCAGATGATGTATTTTTTGATCAGGCTGGAACTTATACAGTTTCTATTTCTCCAACTATTGGCAGTTCGGTTTTTTGCAATAATTTAACAGTCTCTGCTGGCATCGTAACCCTATCACACACACAGTTTGCCTTTGAACTTGAAATTTTTGGAAACTTCACAGTTCTTGCTACTACGGTTTGCTCCGGAACGGGGAATCCTGTAATTGTTAGAAACAACAAAACAGCAGGAACCACAACAACATTTACAACAAATGGAGCTTCGATTGCTTGGGAGTTGACATTTATTGCAAACACTCCGGGGTCTACATTTATAGCACTTGGCAATAATTTAACCACCACATCTTTAATCGACATTTCTGCAAGATTAACAACCACAGCCTCTAATTACTCAATAACTTGCTCATCTATCTCAGTAGGCGGACTTACTGGTTCTCAGTTAATTTTAAACTCATCCACCTTAACTGTTAGCGGGACAAGTTTTACTGCTCAATCTGCCGCATTTGTTTCTGCTGCGTCTGCAACAATAAATATGTCTGGAACTCAGCCATCCTTTTCTGGAGGCGGAGGAACATACGGAACGGTCAATTTCACATCAACCACCAACGCCTCAAATGCATTTGCTATAAGCGGCGCAAACACATTTACAAACCTCATTTTTGGGCCTGTTGCCGCAGTCTTCCGAAGAATATATTCGTTGTCTGCCAATCAGACTGTAACGGGCACATTTACCGTGAACAGCGGCGGCACTGCGGGGTACGGTCGCGTTTTCGTCAGGAGTTCTTCTCCCGGAACGACCAGAACAATTACGGCTGCTGCCGTATCACTGACAGATGCGGACTTCCAAGACGTAACAGCCGCAGGCGCAGCGGCTCCCTGGTCTGGAACCCGGCTTGGTGACTGCCTTGGCAACACGAGCATCACGTTTCCCGCAGCCAAAACTGTTTATTGGAACAAAACTTCCGGCGATGAATGGGCATCAACAAACTGGAGCGACGCCGTAGGGGGCACAAACAGCGTTGATTTCTTCCCGTTGGCGCAAGATACAGCGGCTTTTACAACAAGGCCAAATGCTGGCTCTTCAATGAGCATGACAAACTCCTCAAACAATTACGCTGTAAAAACAATTGATTTTTCATCAAGATCGTTGACTCTGACATTTAGTTCCACCAAACTTCAATTGTTTGGCTCTTTTGCAATGGCAAGCTCGGTGTCTTTCACATCAACGAGCGAAATTGTTCTTTCAAGCAGGTCTAGCGAAACTCTTGATGTTTCTGTTGGCACATTCAGTTCAAATTTGAGGGTTTACACCCCAACTGGAACATATACCCCAACAGGAAATTTTTCAATTGCTGCACAATTTAACCTTATTGGCGGAACATTTGATTGCAGCGCCTATACATTTCAGGCTGGAGGTCTTAATTTTTCAAGCACCACAATTTATCAACCTGCCTTGGCAAGAACATTCAACGCTTCCGGTTCAAGCATAAACCTGACTGGAACGGGTAGTTCGGTTCTTGATTTTGGCTCCGCCACAATTCTTGTTACATATAACGCCCCAAGGGTATTTAACCTTACAAATTCAGGATCGTCATCAAGAACAATAAATGCAAGCGGGGCCATACTTGCAAGCGAGGCAAACTCAATAACTGTAAATGTTACCGCTGGGACTGGCACTTTATCGATAGCTACAAGTGTTACACATTATCTTAGAGATGTTAATTTCACCGGATTTTCTGGCGCACTTAGCATTGGCTCGTCTGCCATAGTCAATGTATACGGAAACTGGACAAATTCAACAACAATGTCTGTTACCGCAGGCTCGGGAACAATTGTTTTTGCCGCAACCTCTGGCGTAAAAACAATCACATCTGCCGGGGATGCTCTTGATTACAACATCACATTCAATGGCGTTGGCGGATCGTGGCAGTTGCAGGACAACTTCACAACAGGCGCAACAAAAACAACAACGCTGACCAGCGGGACAATTGATCTTCAGTCCTACACACTTAGCACCGGGTTGTTTTCCTCCAGTGTTTCCACGGCGCGAACTATTGCATTTGGCACTGGCGCGATCACTTGTACCGGCACAGGGACGGTTTGGACAACTACGACGACCACAAACCTTACCCAGTCAGGAACCCCGGTTGTTAATGTTACAAGCGCCGGATCAACCGCTATAACCGTTTTGTCTGGAATTCGTTCTGAGGCCAATTCAATTAGTTACAACTTTACAGGCGGAACATATGCGCTGACTTTTTTGGGTTCATCCAGCGAATCAGCGCGAAATGTTGACTTTACCGGGTTTGCCGGAACTTGGAACGCAACAGCCGCCGTTACAATTTTTGGCAATTTGAAATTGTCAACAGGTATGACGTTGACATCATCGGCAAGCACACTTACGTTTGGCTCGACATCTGCAACAACAAGGCAGATTACAAGCAGCGGGAAAACGATGAATTTCCCTGTGACTTTCAACGGCGTTGGGGGGTCTTGGCAGTTTCAAGACAACATGACTATTGGCTCCACAAGAACAACAACGCTTACAAATGGCGCAATTGATTTGCAGTCTTTTACGCTCTCTACAGGGTTGTTTAGCTCTTCAAATTCAAACGTCAGATCAATTGCATTTGGCACCGGGAACATAACCTGCGTCTCAACGGGCACAATTTTTACAACAGCGACAGCAACAAACCTGACCACAAGCGGCACTCAGGTTGTAAACATTTCAAACCCAACAGCAACAGCAACCACCGTATCTGTTGGCACAATGTCCGAGGCAAACGCAATCAGTTTCAATTTCACGACTGGAACATATGCTTTGACCTTTTTGGGGTCAACCAGCCGTGTAAATAGCGTAGATTTCACGGGATTTTCCGGGTCATGGACTTTGGCTTCAAGCGGCGGGACAATTTATGGGGACTTTAAGCTGTCCACCGGCATAACGCTTGGAGCAACAGCAAACGGAATGGTTTTTGGGTCTACGTCAGCAACCACTCGACAAATCACAAGCAATGGCAAAACAATTAATTGGCCCGTAACATTTAACGGCATTGGTGGCTCGTGGCAATTTCAAGACGCATTTACTCTTGGGTCAACTAGATTATTGACATTGACCGCTGGCGGCATTGACTCAAACAGCGTTGCTGTATCGATGGGTTCGTTTTCGTCCGCCGGTAGCTCAATCAGATCAATTTCTTTTGGCTCAAGCACTTGGACTGTTGCGGGGGCCAACTGGACAGTCAGCGGATCAAACTTCAGCACATCTGGCGCTGGAACGATTTCCATGACTTCCGGCACTTCAAAAACTTTTGCTGGCGGCGGATTTTCTTTCCCAACATTGAACAACGGTGGTGCAGGAGCCTTGACGATTTCAGGCTCAAACACATTTGTAAACCTGACCAACACGGTTCAGCCGACAACATTCACGTTTACATCGGGCACGACAACCACGTTCACCAATTTCAGCATCTCCGGGACGGCGGGAAATTTGGTCACTGTTGGCTCTACGTCAACAACGCAATCTACTCTGCAAAAGCCCTCTGGATGGAATGTGGGTCTGAACAGCACAAACGGCGGCAACAACACCGGGCTATCGTTCACTGGGACATCTCCGAATTACTTGTCGATCAGCTACATTCGTGGAGTTGTGACAGGCCCAAGCCCCAGCAATTTTCTTGTGTTTTTCTGACAGGTGATCTATGAAAGAGCAGCAAATCCATCTCACCCTGACCGTGCGCGAGACTGACGCAATCCTTGCGGCCCTTGCCAAACGCCCTCTTGAAGAGGTCATTGATCTGTTCATCAAGATCAAGAACCAAGGCGCATCTCAGATCGTTCCTGCGGAACCGGAGGCAAACGATGGAGGCAATTGTGAGTGATCAGAGCATGGAGACAAAAATGGCCGTCCACGAGGCCATTTGCGCTGAGAGATACGGGCGCATAGACGCTCGTATGCAGGAGGGCGACAGGCGCATGACGAAGATCGAATACTTGCTCTATGCGGTGATCTTCGCGGTGCTGTTCGGCCCAGGCGTTGCCGCTGACTTCGTCAAAAAGCTGCTTGGGCTGTAAACAGGAGGACAAAATGGACAACCCTGAGATTCAGATGCTAAAGGCGCAAGCCAAAGCGGAGTTGAACCGCCTGGAGGCTGATGCCCCAGCAAAGGAGGTGGCTGGTAAAGCCATCGGCAAGCATGGTCTTGCCTATATCACAGCGATTGTTTTGGTCGGTGTTATAGCCAGCCTATTCCTTGAGGAGTCAAAAATCGCTGCGGTGATCGGTCTGGTCAGCGCGGCCCTAACAGCCTTGATTGCCATGCTCAACGGTATTGCTGGAGCCAACCCGAAACAGGAACGCCCAGAGTTTGAGGTCATGAAGCAGTTGATTGACAAGCTCGACAAGCTCGACAGGCAAGAGCAGCCCATGCGGGTTGACGTAGAGGGAGACAGGGTCACCGTCCGCAAGGGTGATGACGTTGTTACCGCTAGGAAGGATTGATCATGGCGTGGTCAGATGTTTTGAAAGCGGTCATCCCGATTGTGGTGGCCGCGCTGGCGTGGCTGTTGGGTCAGGTTGCATCATTTTCTGAGCGACTGACCAAGATCGAGGGGCAGATGCCCGCGCTCATCACCAAGGAGGGCACCCCCACAGACAGCCCGATCAGCGCGGAGCGCAGGGCAATCCAGAAAGAACAGTTGATGACGCACATCAACGAACTCCAGGTCAAAGTCAGACTGCTCGAAGAGCGCGAGCGCATCAAAGGAGGAAAGTAATGCTATCTCTCATCTCTACCCTTGGTGGCCTGCTGATCAGCGGTCTGCCCAAACTGCTGGAGTTTTTCCAGAACAAGGCCGACCAGAAACACGAACTGGCTCTGGCCCGCATACAGAACGAGCGTGAGCTTGCCCTGGCCGCGCAGGGCTTTGCTGCCCAACAGAAGATCGAAGAAATCCGCACCGATCAGGTCATGATGCAGACCGAGGCCCAGATGACCGAGGCGGCGCTCAAACACGACGAGAAGGTGCTTGAGAAGGCCAGCCAATGGGTTGCCAACTATGTTGGGACGGTGCGCCCCACGGTGACCTACATCTTCGTGATTGAGCTTGTGCTGATCAACGCTTTCATGGCGGTGTACCTGTGGAACCATCCCACCCTGATCACCAACATTGACGATGTCGTCAGGTACAGCAGCCTGATTTTCTCCAGCG